AAAGTGAAGAAACTAAAGAAACTGAAGATTTGGATGAATGGGAGTCAGAAACTGAAGACGCACTAAAGAATGCGTTTGAAAACATGGTTGAAGATAACCCACGTCAGGCAAAGCAAACGTGCTTGGTTGGACAGGNAGGTGAAGAAGTTGTTTTGAAAGACCAAGTTGCTGGCTATATTGATAGGGCGATTGCTGGAGCAGCATTATATAACTATGATTATAAGACCGCAGACGAAGACACTGCCAAGTTCTTGAAAGACACCAAATCTCATGTTGCTTACATGGTGAAACAGTTTGAAATGAAAAAGCGGGCAACATTGTGGTCAAATACACAGAGCTCTAGCACTGGCGAGCTTGATGTGTCCCGCTTATCAGAATATAAATTTGCAGATGACTTGTTTTTACGTGATGAAATCATCCCAGAAGGCAAATCTCACGGTTTGGTACTGGCGATTGACTTTTCAGGATCAATGGACAAAATGATTTTGGGTGTATGCAAGCAGGCAGCAGTATTGGCTATGTTTGCACGTCAGGCACAAATTCCACTAAAGGTGTATGGATTCACTTCAAACGGACACAATTTTGGTGGTGAAGATGTCGTTTCGACCAGTCAAAAAGAAGTTCCTACGTGGACTACAAAATCACACGAGAAAATATTTGAGATGGTTGATACCACCAAAGATAAAAAGGCAAAGTTTGATGCTGCAATCAAAAGGTTGGTCAATGTTAATCGGTGGTTCCGGTGTTTTGGTGGTGGCACGCCACTAAACACAACCTGCTTAGTTTTGTCAGGTATTGTTGAAAAATGGAAGAAAGTAAACCAGCTTGAGATTGTAAATACAGTTTTCCTCACTGATGGCGCGTCAGGACCGATTGAGGTCACTATTCCAGTGATAAATGCACGAGGTGAAGAGTATCGTAGTAACGTATCAACATGCCACATAACAGATGTGTTTGATACTGTGACGAAGAAGAATTATTCTAATGTCACGAGTTCATCAGAAACTTATTATAACATATACAAAAATCGGACAGGTTCACGTGTTACAGTGTTTTACATCGGCAAGCCTAAAGAATTGAATTATATGTTTACTAATAGCAAGACCTTGAATTACACGGATGCACACAAGAAATTCATGAAGGATGGTGTCCTACCAGTGGAAGTGTATGCAGACACACTAGACGCATATATTTTGATGCGCGATGATGATAAAATTGAAAAGGCAGCAGAATGCACAATTGAACAAGGTGCTGATGCAAAGCGGTCATTCATTAAGCAGGCACGCGCAAAGGCAGCATCAAAGGTGTTCGTAAAATTTTTCATGGAAGTCATGGCGTGAAACAAAACGCTTGACACAATAATCTAGATGTGCTAGAGTTCAGTTATTGAGTAAGGACAAGGAGTTAATTATGGAATCGTTACGTGTGAGGTACGAAATTTACTTGGCAAATACATCAGAAAAGTTTCCAAAGACTTTTGACGAGTGGTTGAATAGTTAGATCAAAACGCTTGACACCACGCACAAGGTATGCTAGAGTTCAGTTATTGAGTAAGGACAAGGAGTTAATTATGGAATGCAACAGAGACGATTTTAAAAAAATTCAAAGTGAGAACGATTCATTTATAAACGACGCTTACAATAAGATCAGAGAAGCCGGGCTGACAGCGTGGCAGGCAGTGATTGTTTCTGATCTCATGGAAGAACAGCCAGCCGCCGCGGCATTACCTGCCATGCTTGATTTTATGGCAGAACAGCAGAAAGAGATTGAAGAATTGAAGAAGAAAGTGGAAGAATCGAAATAAGACATCGAACGCTTGACACCACGCACAAGGTATGCTAGAGTTCAGTTATTGAGTAAGGACAAGGAGTTAATTATGGCAAAACGAGTTACGATTCAAGAATTTAAAAAGGCACTTTATAGCAGATACAACAGAAATGTGCTTCATTCCAGTGAGATTCGCTCACTGGCGCGAGAACTAGATATTCAAATCCCTGGTCAGATTTGGGAAGTCAAAGGTCCCGGTCGTGCAGAGTTTGTGATTGGAGAGTCAGTTGCTAAACCAGCACAAGTAGAAACGCCAACAGAAACGCCAGTGGCGGCTGTAGTAAAGGAAATGGTAGGTGGTATTGCTGCCATCCGTAACACGACTGAGGAATTCAACATAGATAGGGATGATAACTTTGTGCGCTGGGGCAAGTTTGCTGATATTCGCACAATCATCAAATCAAAACGTTTCTTCCCTGCTTTTGTTACTGGACTTTCAGGCAACGGCAAGACCACCAGTATTGAACAGGCTTGCGCCAGTGAGCGGCGCGAGTGCATCCGCGTAAACTTCACGCGTGAAACAAATGAAGATGATCTTGTCGGTGGGATGAGGTTGATTGCTGGTGATACAGTTTTTCAATACGGTCCTGTTGCTGAGGCATACATGCGTGGCGCGGTGCTGATATTAGATGAGATTGACTTGGCAGACACCAATAAGGTCATGGTTCTGCAGGCTGTACTTGAAGGTAAGCCAATTTTCATAAAGAAACTTGGCAAGCGCATCAAAGCAGAAGCTGGATTTACAGTGTTTGCCACTGCCAATACCAAAGGCAAAGGTTCATCTGACGGACGTTTCATGGGAACCAATACTTTGAATGAGGCGTTCTTGGATAGGTTTTCTATCACTATTGAGCAGAAATATCCCACAGCAGCCATAGAAAAGAAAATCATGAAGGGCTACGCTGTGGCATACACTGACAAGCCACTGGAAGAACGAGATGAACAGGTTATTGATCGGTTGGTACAGTGGGCACAGATCACGCGCCAAACGTTCGCTGAAGAAACAATTGACGAACTGATTTCAACCCGGCGATTGATTGCCNCCATCGAATCATACTTCATTTTTGGTGGAAACACTGCCAAGGCTGTAGAATATGCTGTAGCACGCTTTGATGATGACACAAAGGAAACTTTCACTGAACTGTATAAACAGATTGATGAAGGTTTGCGCACATTTGACGAAGAAGATTCAGAAGAAGTATAAATCAACAAGTGCTTGACAGGGGATTCTATTTATGGTAGAATCCCTTATGCACCATAAAACAGGAGAATATTATATGAAAATATCACAAGACACAATTGCTGCACTGAAGAATTTTGCAGGAATTAATCCTAGCTTGATCATTCGAGAAGGATTTACACAAAAAACAGTAGCACTTCCTAAGAACATTGTTGGGTCGGTTACGTTGACTGACAACTTTCCTCAGGAATTTGGAATTTATGACTTGGCAGAATTCCTCAACGTCCTATCAATGATGCCAGATGCAGAAATTGAATTTGGTGAGAAATCTATGAAAATCACCAACGACACTATGTCAACTCAGTTTGTTTATTCTGATCCTTCAAATATTCATCCTGATGTGCCAGAAAAAGAGTTGGATGAAATCATGCCAGATGCTGACCTTACATTCACACTGAAAAAGGATGACTTGGTGGCACTGATGAAGATGTCTAGCGCGATGTCACTTGAAGATGTAGTGATTACATCAGAAAACGGAAAGTTGATTTTGCGTATCACTGATTTATCCTCAGACTCTTCACATCATTCAGATATTGTTATCGGCGATGCGCCAGATGGTGTGGATTTTTCATTCAACTATAAGATGGAACGGTTTATGCTGTTGCCAGATGATTATGAGGTCAACATTTCCTCCCGTTTGATTTCCTACTTCGTTGGCAAAAACAATAATGCAGAATATCTGATTTCACTTGAGAAGTCCAGTCACTATGAATAAAAGAATTAAAGACAGATTGGAAATTCTTCTTGCCCCTATATTGGTTGTGCTTGTTTTCCTTCCGTTGATCGGACTCGAATTCACGCCAGCAGAGAAGTTTATTTCACTTGTTTCTTACACGTCATTATTGGTTTTATTTAAATTGTTCGAGCGCGAAAATGGATAAATTGTGGGTAAACAAATACGCGCCAGCAAAGATTGAGGATTGCGTTCTACCTCAACGGATCAAAACCGTGTTTTCAAAGTTTGTTGAGGATGGTCATTGTCCTAACTTGTTGCTGGCAGGATCTGCAGGATGTGGTAAGACCACTGTAGCAAAAGCACTTTCCTCAGAACTTGGTGCAGATGTACTTTTTATCAATGCATCTATTGAAGGTAGCATCGACGTATTGCGAGGAAAGATTAGGAACTTTGCATCAACTGTGTCGATCACCGCTCAAGATGTTAAGAAAATTGTGATACTGGATGAAGCAGAAGGCTCCTCCACTTCACAGTCATTCCAGCCAGCTTTGCGTGCTTTCATGGAGGAATTCTCGAACAATTGCATGTTCATTCTAACGTGCAATTTTAAGAATCGTCTAATTGCTCCTATACATTCACGTTGTTCTGTGGTAGAGTTTGTGTTCACGCCAGAAGAAAAACTAGAAATGCAAGCAAACTTCTTCAAGCGCATTTTGGGCATTTTGCAGAAAGAGAACATTACATTTGAGCAGAAAGTTGTTGCCAAGACTGTTCAAAAGTTTTTCCCTGACTTTAGGCGTTTGCTGAATGAATTGCAGAAATATGGCTCAACTGGAAGCATTGATGCTGGCATCCTAGCAAACGTAGGCGATGTTCGCATGAATGAAGTGATGGGTATGCTCAAAGAAAAGAACTTCGGTGATATTAGGAAATGGGCAGTGACTTGCACAGATGTGGGTGATGTTCAGATATATCGATCACTGTATGACGCGCTATATGACTACATGAAGCCATCTAGCATCCCTCAAGCTGTTCTTATTATCAATGAATACCAGTACAAAAGCGCGTTCTGTGCAGATCCAGAAATCAACTTGGTGGCTGCGATGACAGAAATCATGATGAATTGTGAATTTAAATAGGAGATAATTATGTGCGCGATGATTCGTAAGGACATCAAAAGAACAATCAAAAAAATACTGACAATGAAAGAAATCAATTTGCCTGATCGTTTGGCGGCACGCCTCACCACTTTCAGCGTGTTTGCTCGAAACGACCTGACAGATTGGCTTGCGTTTTCAAAAATAGTCCGTGGTGAGTTAGGAACGCTAAACATTAACAGCACAGAAACAGACTTTATCATCTATTCATTGCTCACTGGTTTTGACATAGAAGATTTGCGTGCGCTGTAGTCATGGCAAAGAAAAAGAAAGTTTCCACAGAACCTACTTGTGTTGACATTTATGGTGAGGATATTGTTCCTGAAGAGCCAGTGAATGAATCTCAGTTCTCACGAAGGAAATATCGACTGTTTGACTTCATGGGCGATTTGACGTTAGATAAAAATAACATATTACGCCAAGACGTAGAAGCTGAAAAGGATTTTCATCCATTCATCATAAACCGTGGTATGAGTATGGGTATAGACACTGTTTTATATGCAAATGAGATGAATTTTCATTGTGGATTGTCTAAGCAGATGGTATATGATTTCTATATTCATTCACTACGTCCCGGAAAGCGGTATAACAAGTGGGCTAAAAATGTAGACGACAAAACAATAAACCTCATTCGTGAGTATTACCAGCTTTCCCTCACAAAAGCATGGGAGGCAATGGCACTACTCACTGATGAAGATATTGAAGATATTAAAATCCGTATGGATAAAGGTGGAGTAAAATGAATTATTATTATGGAATTGACGATTTACTGGAAGTAAAATTGCGTGATGCTGATGCATTCCTTCAGATCAAAGAAACCCTTACTCGAATAGGAGTAGCAAATTTTGATACCAAGACGCTGTATCAATCCTGCCATATTTTGCACAAACAGGGTAGATACTTTATTGTTCACTTCAAGGAGTTGTTTGCTTTAGATGGCAAATGCTCGCGTGAACACTTTTATGAAGAAGATAAAGAACGAAGGAATCGAATTGCTTTGTTGCTTGAGGATTGGAACATGCTGC